AGTTGGAATAACTTAATATCTTCCATTAAATCAGCCATTCCAGCGATAATAAACAGCGATGCTAAATTTAGTTCCATTTATTGTGTTTTAAAGATTCGTACATTGATTTAAAAGAATTGTTTTTTAATTCATAAACGCGCCCGTGTTTGTCGTGTTTAACTTTTACAAAGTTTTCAATTGTTTCTTTAAACCTTGCAACTTCGTGAATTAATAAATCGCGTTCGTAAATTATGTATTTATAAACTTCGCTGTTATAAAATCCGTAACCTTTTAATTTATCTAAATCGTTGCGGTGTATAATTATTGAATACTCTTTTTTGCCACCTTCAACACTTACTAATTTAGAACTAACTAAACTTATAAGCACTGAATAACAAATGTTTTTTTCATCTAATTGCTCAAAAATTGTTTTTCCTTTTTCCATATTGTTGTTTTAAATTGTTACTTAAATAAACCCCTCGGAATAGTTGCCGATTCTACTCGGAGGGGTTGGTATCTCTCAGGTACCTTGTTTAATTTTTATCAAATTTATTTCCTTTATTCCGTTAATTTACTACTATTGTGATGAACGGTGTTATTTAATGATGAACGGTTACTGCTCTATAAATTCATTTTGCAACCATTGAACGAAAGCCCGTTGTATGTTTACTTGTTGGCTTTGAGCTTCTAATTCTGCATCGTGAATTATTGTATTATCTGTTTTGCGTATTTCGTCTATAAACAAATTTCCGTATTTCTTTGAAAGTTGGAATAACTTAATATCTTCCATTAAATCAGCCATTACGGGTAATATTGCAACGACTGCTATTAGCTTTTCGTTGGATGTAAGTTTTCTCATAGTATCTCGATTTGTGTTGAAGTAACTGCTAATTCTTGTTGATTGTGAAAAATAGTATAATAGTTCAAATGCTCACTAATTATCGGGCATTTTTCATTTTGAAATATACAAATTCTAGCAGGAATTGCCTCTTTCATTACGTAATTTTTAACTTTGTAAGTTTGCGCCACGTCATAAGCTTCAGCTATTCCACCATTGACTACGATAAACAAATCGGGTTTTTCTGCGTGTTGTAGTTTTAAAATCGTTCGTTTCATATTTTGGATTTAATAATTTGATATTTTACTCCGTTGATTTCTTCAATTCGTGTTTCTTGAAATTCTACATTTCCAGTAACTCCTAAAAAATCAATGTCGCAATCTGTTTTAGCATTGCAAACAAGCTCTTTAACGTGATTCATAACACTACCTAAAAAGTTGGTGTTTTCCGTAATCATTAAAGTAATTGTTATTTTCGTGTTTTTCATATTGTTTAATTTTCCTCAAATTTAACTACTTATAACGTTGGTTTCCTGCAATTGTGATGAACGGTAAAATAGCTTTATGAACGGTAAACGCATAAAAAAAGCCTACTTCGTGAGTAGGCTACGCAACTTTAAGCAATGCGATTGGATAATTTGCTAAGTCAATCACAATTTTTGCAATGACAAAACAAAGATAAAAAAAAGCCGTCTGAATTAACAAACGGCTCAATTAACCTTAAAAAAACTAATATGAAAGTTTACAAATATAGTAATTATTGTTTATCTATTTTCTTATTCCAAACATTTAAACCTATCGCTGTTGCTGAATACCCTATGAAAATCAATACTATATCATAATGAAATCCACACAAAGCAACTACAACCGCTACCCAGAACGCTGTAAACGATGCTAAACGCTTTTGCTCAAACTTTCCGTTGGGTGCGAGTGTGTCGTAAATTATTTTTTTCATTTGGTAAAATTGCGATTAGTCTTTTTGGTATTTGAAAAGTATTATTTGCGTTTCGCTGAATCATTACTTTATCCTCATAGCAGTCGTAAAGTTTAGCTTCAATCTTTTCGATTTTTGCTTCATTTTTCAAAGTAGCTAAATAAAGGTAAACAATAGCTCCAATAAAAAAGAAATTTTTTGCTCCGTATTTGTGTAGTAATTCTAAGCCGTCTTTTATCATTTTAATTCAAATTCTGTTGGTTCGCCAAATATAGGAATTAACATTTTATCTTCAGTTAAATAATAAGCATTTTCAATTTGAAAATAAGACCTTTCATCGAAAATAGATATTCCATTTTTTACTGGCAAACCATAATACTTATTTAATTGATTCATTGCTAAATTAGCTTCTTCAACTGTATCGAATTTATATCCTTTAAAAGATTGCATAATAGTCATTTATTAGTGTTTCAATCGCTACTCTATTTGCAGATTGTTCTAAATTCCAATAGATATATTCTTGATATTGGCACGTTGTCGTAGTTCCTCCTGCGTGTCCAAATGAATTTATAACATTTCCTGCTGCTGGTGCTTGTGTAACAGTTATTGGTAAAGCACTCCCATTTAAATAAACTGTTTTTAAATCACTTACATTTTTTTCTGAAGTTGTTATAAAAGACCCAGTAGAAGTATTATTTCCGTGAGGTAAACTTGTAGGCATTGCACTTGATACTTGTCCAGTTGTAGAAAACCAAGTAAAAGGTGTTTGACCATTTGTTCCTCCGAATGTTCCAGCAACTCCTATGTGTGCTATATTGTTATTATTAGCAGTTCTATTAACAACCCCTATAGATAAATACCTTGTATTCGGATTAATTCCAGTTGTTAATGTATATCTATCTGTTGACCAAGTTGTTGTTGGTTTTAACAAAGCATCTCTAATCAAAAATCCATTCAAAACAATACTTGCTTGATTGGCTGGCGTTGTTTGTGTTGAATCATTAGCATTTGTACTTTGGTCATACCAAATTGAAACAAACGCATCGTTTGCTCTAAGTGTTGTTGTTTTAAAGTAAGGAACAACACTACCACTATATCCACTAATTTGAGCACCCCAAATATAACAACCTGAACCTGCTGTTCCAAGGTATGTCTGTATACTTCCATTGGTTAACCTTACTTGAAATCCAGTAGGTATTGATGTAACAGCTGAAGGAACAACTAATTCAATTTTAAACCAACCACTACCTACAGATGTTATAGTAGGTAAATTTGCAAAAGTGTTTGAAACAACTCCTCCTGTAGTTAAATTAATTCTTAAGACTTGAGAAGAACCAGCAATACCACTTACAAGGTCTACTATATTTCTTTCGGCTTCTTTTAGATAAACTGATAAAAAATAATTAGCACCATTATTAATAGTTCCAGATGTTTGTGTTACTGTATGCGCTGAATTAACAGCTGTTTCTTGTAATTTATCGGCATTACCTCCTCCAATAGGTGCAAGAATAACTCCAGTACCAACTATTGCTCCAACCTTTGACCAAGACGCATTGCCAAAATCTTCTGATTGAAGTAAAAGATTATTACCAAAAAAAGAATTAAGTGAACTTATATCTAATTCACCATTAGAATCAAATCCTATATCTTGGTCGGTATTATCAAATGACCTTCTTACTTTTATTGGTGAACCACTATAAGAATTTCTTAATTTTCGTAAAGAATAAGCAACCGCTGCATTTGGGTATAAATCCAACAGCAAAGGTTGTGCTTTTGGCATCAATGAAATTAGGCCTCTGTACATACTCCTACAATATCAAATTTTGAATCTGTTGAATTATAAATACAACCAATATAAGTAGTCTTATTTGCAACCGTTGTTATTGGTGCTGTTACTCCAATTGCTCTAAAATTACCTCCATATCCAATCGTTCGTGGCGTTGAATCGTCTTTGATTCTAAATATTAAAGATTGACCTTCAGAAAACGTGCCAGTTGGATTTGCTAACGTTAAACCAACTGCTTGCGCTGTAATGGTTACTATATCGTTTGTACTTGTAGCCGTTACCGTTGCACTTGAAGCAACCGTTTGAACACGTGCATTTAGAAACGTTTGGTCTCCCGTATTCGTTCCGCTTAAATCTAATATACTTTTAACATCACTTACTGAAAGCCCTTCAATATTAGAACCACCACCGCTTTTTCTACCTAAAATCTCATTATTTCCAATTGAAACTGCAACAGGGTCGCTTGCTCCACTTTGTTTGGCTAATATTGAATGCGAAGTGAAATCGGAATCTTGAACGTAACCGCTCAAATCTTGGTCGCCAGTATTCGTTCCACTTGTATTACCTAATACGGTCAAATTAGCATCTGTTACATATCTTTTATTTGAACTATCCGCAATATCCGCTGTTGTTGCGTCCGCACCTGATGTTACAAGCCCTTTTGCATCGTATGTTATTTTGGTTTTCGTTGCGCCAGTTATGTTTGCGTTTGCATCAACTTTTAAATCCACAGCCGTTTTAACCGCTTTTTGTGTTGGGTAAAAAGTATCTGAATTATCTGTTAAAGTAGTTTTCTTATTTGTCGTTGATTCGACGTTAGTTAAATTGATATCTAAACTCATACGCTTATATTTATTACTTGATTAGGGTCTAAAGTTACAATTGTTCCCGTTGAATTAAGCGTTCCATTTACGTAAACGTTAACAGTTGTATTTGGTAAAACTAAATCTTCTGTTATATCAACATCGTAACTGCCATTGCTATTACTTACATTTAATTCAGCTGAACCACCAGAACAAGTATAACTACCACCTGCTAAAACTTGAACCGAACTTGCTCCATCTGTTACCGTTACATTCGGGCAACCACTTGTAAATCCAGTGTCGCAAACGGTCATTTCTGACATCATTACAACATCGAACGTCATTGCCCAACCTGCTAATTTATTTTCAAATCTATCTGTAAACGGTTCTAAATTTGGCGTGCCGTCAATCATTATGTAATCGGGGTTTAAATCGCCCCTTGTCATAACTTCATAAACACGATTCAAAGCCTGCAACATAGCATTCATTATTGACGGCTCAACATCGTATTTCTCTTTGCCGTCTAAAATATCCATTGCTAAAATCGTAACGTTGAAGCGTTGCAATTTGCCTTCAATAGTAGCTTGGTTTACGATAATATGCGCTAACGGGAAAAGCGTTTGTTTAGCCAAATCAACGTCCGAAATTTGCCCATCTGTAACGGTGCTAATTAGGTTCGTTGCGTTTAACTGCGCCTTTAAAGTATCTAATAGTTTATAATAGCTCATTTTTTAGGCTTTTCAGTTTCTTGCTTAATTTTTTCTAAAAAAACTAATAACTTCTCACAATTCTTTTTTGACCGCTTTTTCATAATACCCAATTAGTAAAGTTAATATCTGAACTCGGGTAAATATCGCCGTTTGAATTACTATTATATTCAGGGAATAACGCTTGATTGAAACACATAAAATCAACAAATCTGTTGCTGTAATGGTTCGCCGTTTGCGTTTGTTTATCAATTAATAAAGAAAGTTCTAAACGGTCAATATTTTCACTACTTTCTGCGTTGTGTTTATAAACACCTTTGTTGCCAATTGTATAAGCTGAATAAGGTAAATATTCAACCATTGCCCAGTGAATAAGCATCGGTTTAATATAAGTATTAACCAACGTCAAATAATTACCGCCCAAAGTATTTGCGACAATATCCGCTTTTATTTTCTCTAATAAATCCGTTCCTAAATACTTTTGAACGTGAATATCTTGAGCGATTTTAATATACTGAATAAATTTATCAGGGTCAACATTTCCGTTTAATGAAGTAAATTTAACTACATCGTCCCTTGTTATAATTAGTGCTTCTGCCATTATTGAAAGCGTTTATTTGTTGGTAAAAATCCGTTGAACGGCATATCTTTTGGAAGCGTTGAAACAAGTTTATTATTTACTACTTTGTAACCTAACTTTTCAGCTTTTTTACCTGCTATTTGTCTTGCTGTTTCAACGTCAATTGCTTTGCCTTCAAAGGTTGCGTAAACGGCTTTATTCCATCGGTGGTTACAATCCCCTCCGCCTTTATACAACCATACCGAATAAGTATCCGCTCCTTTTGGGCCCCAACCTGGATTAACTGCCATTGTTCCCATTTTGATAATATCTTCTTTTCGATATACCTTAGTTGAACCCATCATTGCTTTACAAAAGTCACGGCTGTTATCTGACATTTTTCCCGCATAAACGTAACGTGTCAAAAATTTAATTCCGTCAATTGTTTTGTCTTGTTTGCTTGTAATATTAGGACGTGCATCGCCAGTTGAAACGAAGTTGTAAACCTTGCTTAAAAGCGACGGTTCTAAATCTTTAGAAAGCATTTCGTTTTCTTCATCGTCGTTTTCGTAATCAACTTCTTTAATATCAATCAAAACCCAATCTTTTCCAATTTCCTCGCCAAAAGAACTAATATCAATTTGTGCGCTTAATTCCGTTCCCGTTTCCTCTTGTTTCTCTTCGCTTGTGGTAACGTTTTCTAAATCCGTAAACTCTAAAGGTTGTAACGTCTTAAAGAACAATTTAGCGCTATTTCCGTTGTAGTTTAGTATTTGTTCTAATCCGTCCAACAAAAGTTGCTGTAACGGTCTAATAACCATATTATCGAACAATACAAAAGCATTCTTTAATTCATCTGCATTGCTTCCGAAACCATTTGCTGAACCTAAACCCAAAAGTAAACCACTTGTAATTGAGTGGGAAACCATAATTTTCTTTTCGCATTCAGTTGCCAAAAATTGATAGTGGTCGGGTGCATCGTTCAAAGGAATATCGTCAACGGTTGTTGCTGTTTCTTTGTTATTGTTAAACCCAACGATTACCCTTTGACCTTTAGAACCAGTCAATTTATTTTTGATTTGCGACTGTAACAAATTTTGCGTTTCAATGTCTGGTTGCCCGTTGTTGAAATTTACTACTTTCGTTCCGCTAAAACCGTTTTGTACTTCGTTAATTAAATAGTCGCTTACCTCTTCTTCAAGTAACGCATAAGCCGTTCCTGCTACGTAATCAGGCGTTGCAAAGTATTTCATTCCAACGGCGTAAGGTTTAACGCAAAGTATTTCTACTTTATCCTTTGACGTTCCGAAAGCTGAATATCTTTTCGGTGGAAATTTTTTTGTGTCCTGCCAATTATCTGAATAATAATAACCGTTGATTTGCCCGTATTCATCGCATTTTTCCATTGCTACTAAATTCATATCCATATGGAACGCTTTTAGTATTTTTTTATGGTCGTCTGAATAATGTACTTGAATAACGCACTGACCTAAAGTTTTTAAATCAAAGCATAATTTTCGCAAACAGTTCTTATTGAAAATAGCCATTACTTGTGCGTATTCGCTTGGTTTACGGCTTGCGTCAATTACTCCTAATCCTTTTCCATACATTAACCGAGTAACGTTGTTAATGATACTCATATTAGTTGTAGACTTTCTGTAACGGTCTATCAAAAATTGAAAGTAACTATTATTGTCGCCAAAAGTTACCCATTCTTTTTGTTTCGATTCTACGATTTGCGGTGCTTCGTATTGCGCCAAATTTATTACGTCTATATTCATAGCATTACAAAATCATTATTACTTGAGTGTTCATCTGTTTGCAAACCTGCCTTATAACACCAAACACGTTCACTACCTAAAAAAGTTGTTAGGTTGTAAAGCTGAACAATATAAAACCGTCCTGCCTTTAAAGAATAAACGGCTTGTATTCCTACGTAATAACCGAAATCGTTAATCGTGGGTGCGTTAATTGTTGCGCTTGTTCCTGCCTCTTCATCAATTACAATAATATGCGTAATCGTTGACGAACGTGGTGCGCATTTCAATTGTTGGGCTGTTGCACTTACTTGTAAAACATTCATATTATTAAAACTACTAAACCTAAATTTTGTTGCATAAAAAAAGGGAACCGAAGCTCCCTTTTAAACAATTAAAATAAACGAAATTATGTAGTTGTGAAAGCCGTTAAACCAGTTAAGTCAGTTAACAAACCTGCTTCGGTATTACAATTTATTGTATTTGCTGGCAAATTTTCGATGCCCGTAAACGTCAATGTATAACCGTTCATATCGCCTGCTTCCGCACCGCTTGCAATACTTCCTGCTGTTAAATCCATTCCACGTTTCAAACCTGCAATTCTGTAAAGGTTATCTCGACCTCTTACAATAATATGCGGACGTCCGTAAGAAAGCAATTTAACCATTTTAGTAGTTTTTGCATCCTGTTTTTTCAACGTAATACTTAATTCTTGAGAAAAGAAAGTTGTACCGTTGTTTCTGTCCGTAGTGATAGTTTCTGTAAAACTATTAGTTCCTTTTAAGCTGAACTTGTAACACGCTGTTACGTTCGCAATAGCAGTGATTATATCTTCTTCTCCTGCTGTTGATGAATAAGTAATATCAACCTCGGGGTTTATATCCCCGAAGTTGATTAAATATACAGCGTCTAATCCACCGATTGAGTCCTTACAGACTTCTAATCTGCCGTTTCCTAAGTCGCACATAGTTTCTTAGTTTACAGAGTTTGTAACGTTATAAGTAACAATATCCTCAACGATTCCGTATTGAACACCTGCAGTCAATCGCATTACGATACGTACATTTTGTGAACCGTCAATTTCTGCTTGGTCTAAAATTCTTACTTCTTGAGCATCGTTTAATAAACCAGTTCCGAACACTAAATTTTCTTTAGTTGTAGCAATCATTGTTGAAGCAGGTAAACCTGGTGCGTGTGCTAATTTAACACCCTCGAAAGGTAAAATTGCACCACCATTAAACCACATTGAACCTTTTCCGTCGATACCGTTTGCTCCTAAGTTAGTTGCGAAACCTCCTAATGCACGAACGTACAATCTAAATACGTTTGTTGAAACATAGATATGGTAATCTTCACGTGCTGAAACAGCCAAAGGAGTGGCGTCTAAAACTTTTCCGATTTCTGCAGTTACGTTAGTTGACAACAAACCGCCACCTACTAATGCAAGTTCTTGTGCTGCAGGTAAAGCTGCGTCTAAAGCCAACAAAGTTGTAAATCCGTCAAACTCTCCGTTGTTAGATGCAACACCTCTCCAAATATTCACCTCGTTTTCAGAAGCTACTTTTTCAGCATATTGTGCCAAAAGGAAATCAGTAAATGATTTAGGCATTACGTCGAAAGCTGAATAACCCATCTCGATTGCGTCCCAATCATTTCTGAAAGTTGTTTTACACAATTGACGGTTAACTTGTAACTCTTTCGGCTGAATAATTCTTTCCGTTAAAGTTACCGTTCCAGTTGGATTGAAGTCGCATGAAGCGTTACTTAACAACTTATCAGTTGCAAGTCTTTTCATAACCGATTTGAACTTAACGTTCGGCATGATAGTGATTAGGTTATTAGCCAAAGTTGGTGCCGGCAATAAAGCCGCTGCAATGTACTTACCTGCAAACTCGCCAGCGTAAGTTGTTGTTATTGATGTACTTGTACTCATTTTTTATAGTTTTTTAATTATTTATACTGCTGTTAAAGTGATTGAACCTGCTGAAACACCTGAACCGTTCACATACCAATTTGTACCGTCACAAACTAATTCTGCGAAGTCTCCAATTGATTCTGCTGACGCTACAAAAGAAATAGTGTTTTCGTTAGCTCCTGCTACGTGTGCTCCGTTAACTAATACGCTTCCTTCGATAACATTTGAAGCCGCTTTTACTGTCCAGTTTGTAGTTGCAAACAATTGACCTACGATAAATTTAAATCGTAAACCTGCAGTAGCAATATCATCAGGCAAAGTAATTTCCGCTCCTGCTGATGCTTTTAAAATTAATACTTTGCCACTATCTTCAGCGGTCAATGTTGTTGCGCCTGTTACAGCTTCTACGTTTGCTAACTGTCTTTCAACATCGTTAGAAACATTTAAATACGTTGTACTCATTTTGTTATTTGTTTATAAATTTTAATACTAAATCCATTGTTGATTTCGGTGCTGTTGGTTGCTCCATTTGTTTTGCTTCGGGGTTGTGAACAATTGGTTTCGGTTCTTGCATTTGTGCAAGTTCTGTTTTCAATCTTTCGTTTTCCTCTTTTAAAGATTCCATTTCAGAAAAGAAAGTTTCTTTAACCATTGATTCAACTGTTTTTTTAACTTGCGCCTTCTCAATCATTTTATCGTCTTTTTTCATTTCCTCTTCGGGTGCTTCAACTTCTTCTTCTGCAGGTGCTTCTTGTTCTTTAATTTCAGCGATTACACCCTCTTGCGTAACAATTAAAAGCATTCCGTTTTCAACTACATATTCTCCAATTGGCATCGGGATTCGTTGCTCATCTTCGGTAATTATAAACACTTCGTTGTTTGGCTCAAAGCTATCCGCCTCGATTACCGTTACACCGTCGTTTAATTTCATTTGCTCTAATTTCACTTCGATATTCAAAGCGACACAAATTTTGTTTACTATTTCTTTGTAATTCATAATTGGGTTTTTTATAAAACTATATTGTTTTTAATCTGTTGCACTTTAGCGAATTATTACCACTGTATTTGTCGCTGGCCTTATGATTGTTTGTGTGCCACCGTTGACCGTTGAACCGATACCTTGCTGTGATAATTCCCCCTCGCAACATTCTTTTCGGTACTTGTTATCCTTGCATAAACAACCACGTTTTCCGCCTTTTGGTGATGTAGTTCTTGTTGGCATATTTATCCTTTTACTTGAACAACTTTAACAGCTTTTAAAGTAGCTATTCCTGCTTGAATTTCTTTTGCTCTTGCCGTTAATTTCTCAAACATTTTTTGACTTTCAACGCTTATTGGCAAACCTAAATCTTTAGTATTTTTAATTAAAGTATTTACTAAATTCAACGCTTTTTGATTATCCTGACTTGCAACACCTAAAGACGCAACCGCTTCATTTTGTTTAGCAATAATTATGTTTACTTTTTGATTAGCTGATTTCAAAGAATTATCTGCGCTTGTAGTCATTTTCATTGCATCTTGCAACAACCCTAACTCAACATTCATTCCTAATTCAACTTTTTTACTTTCAATTTTGTTGATGATTTCTAAACTTGTTTTCATTTATATGATTTTATAATTTGTACTACTTTTTCCCTTGCCGACATTTCGTATTTTTCAGCAAAATACCCCTCGATTGAAAAACCTTTGAACTCGCCTTTTTTTACCTTTTCCCACGTTTCGTCGTTGTCAACTTTCATTGCAATCATCCACGTACCTACGGGCAAACTCATTTCGTAAAATGCGCTTTTATCTTTTTTGCTATCTTCAATAATCCACGATTCAACAATTGTCATTCCGTCAACTTTAACAGCGTGGTTTTCGGTTGTGTTTTGATGTTGACCTCGCATAAATACCAACTCGCTTGCACGTTTTACCGTTTCCTTAGAAAAGAATATTTCAAACTCTTTGTCTTTATCCTTTCTAAATATTCGTTTGTTTGGAATTAACGCCGCACCTAAAACAATTCTCTTTTCGTCAATCGCTTTAAGTTCAATTTCGTGTTCTGAAAGTGCAATAAAGTTTTCTTCAATAGCAGGTTTTTCTACTAAAGAAACAGCAAAAACACCGTCTTTCTTTTCGTCTTTAATTACTAATTCGTAAACTTCCATAATTATAAAACTACAAACTTGCTGTTTGTTGCACTTTCAAATCAAACTGCTGTGCGCTTGTGATGTCGTTACTTACTACGTACGCTTTAATCGGTTGCTGTTGAAGTGTTGCTAATTGGTTTATTCCAGTATTTCCAACGACGTTTAAATTAGGAGATACAATACCACCACCACCGCTACCACCTAAATCACCGCTACCACTAGGTGCGCTTCCACCTCCTAGTGCTTGTAACGCTTTTGCTGTTGCAGTTAAATTAGCCGCTATTCCTATTCCTGCTCCAATTCTATTACGTGCTATTTCAGCAGATGAAAACGCTTGCCCTCCTGGAATTAAAGAATATTTTGCAATAGCTGCCGCATTCGCCGCTTGTGTTGAAGTTATAATTTTAGCGATACCAATAGCACTTTCTGCAATAACCGCCGCTTTCTGAACACCTTTAGACCTTTCAAAAATAGATTTTATAACTCCTATTCCTTGTAATGCTAAATCAAAATCTTTTTGTCTTAATTCTGCTTTGTGTTCTTGCAATGCTTTTTCAATAGCTATCTTTTGGTCTGCCGTATTTTTTTCAATTTCTAATTCAGTTGTTCTTGTTGCTACTAATTGTGCAATTCCGTCTTTTGCGCTTTTTGTTTCAGCTGTTGAAGTATCTCCTAAATATAACGCTAAATTTTCGGCGTCCATTTTACGTTGTGCCTCGCGACGTTTCATTTCTTCGTCGTCAATTATATAAAGTTCGTCGTTTGTTTTTTTAGCAGTGTCAACGGCTTTTTTCCCCGTTTCAATCCTTGCTATTTGTATATCCGTTTCAGTATTTAAAATAGCTTGTTTCATTTCAGCGATTGCGGTTTTCGTTTCCTCAATCATTTGGTCATTTACTCCGCCAATATTTGTTGCTCTTAAAATCTGTAAATTTAAACGTGCTTCTTTAATTAGTTCACGTTGATTTGTTAACGACCTTTTAAGTTGTAACTTTTCGAGTGCCTCCGTTGATTTTCCTTGAGCTTCTAATAACTTAATTTGTCGGTCTATATTTCCCGTTTCTTCATCGTATGCTTTTTTACGTGCTTTACGCTGTTGTTCTTGTTTAGCTAACGATTTATCAACTCGACGCATATTAGCTTCGTGCCTTGCTGACATATTACGTTCGTTCTTTGTGTCGATAATATCAAAGTATTCAAGTGCTTTTATAGCTCCGTAAATAACTCCAATCATAGGGAAAAAGATACCTATTAAAACTTTTATTCCCGTTCCTAATTGGTCGAAATAATCGTATGCTTTAATTATGTAACCGCTTAACTTTCTAACAACTGCTGTAACTTTGTCGAAGTTTGCGATTAAGCCACCTATTAAAACAATAATAACGCCTATACCAGTAGCAATCAAAGCAAGTCTAAACAACTTCATTGCTGTTGTTGCCGTTCCAGTTACTCCTGCTAAACCAACTGTTGCTGAACTTTGAGCATTTTTAGCAAGTGCATCCGCCTCAGTTACGGCTACATTTTCAGCTGTTACTTTGTTGGAAATACCCATAACAAAGTTATAAGCAGTCGTAAAAATAGTTGTTGACTTAACAACCGCTCCTAATTGTTTAAAAGCTCTTCCTGCATCTTCTAAACCCTCCAAACCTTGAGCCAAAGCCATTGCACTTTGAACTCTTAACATCGCTTGTTGCACCTCTTCACTTTCAACACCAACTAAACCCATCGCTCCTTGAACGGCACTAAATCCATTTGCAACCGCACTTATAGATTTACCCAAAGCAATAAATGCACCCTCTCCCTTTTGCGATTGAATTGCATCGTTTACGTCTTCGATTTGGTCTTTTAATTCCGCTGCTCTTTTTGACGCATTTTGAACTTCAATTGATGTCGCACCAAAAGCCTCCGCAAGTTTCTGAACTTCTAAAACCGCCTCTTTGTATTGTTGTTTAAGCGTCTTAGAATTGTCCTGAATTTCTATCTCAATAACCTTTTTTTCTGCCATGATACTTTCTATTTTCTTGGTCTATAATTCGTTTTATATTCGGCGTAATTTCGTTAACACCCTTTGCAATATCTACTTCTTTTGAAACACCGTAAAACTTTTGTGTTTTGAGTAGGTTTATAATGTTTTGTATTCTCATTTTTTTAACAATTAGTGACGCTGAAAGATGTAAATATGCTACCTTCTTCTATTGTGAAAGTACCGAAAGGACAAGGGGTGTCTTCGGATAGGGTGGCGTAAATTTCTTCTCCTTCTCCGTTAATAACAACCCAATTTGTTTCATCCCAAATAATACCAATAGTAATTTCTTCATTGACAAATTTAAAATAATTCTTTCCATGTATTTCTCCAAATACAGCAACCTCCACCGTTACAGGCTCTTCACCTTCTAAGGTGTAAGTTATACGAATACAATCGCAACTCATTGCAATAGTTACCAAATCAAGTATTAAATTCATTTTCACTTCGCCGTTATTCAACGTGCTACTAATATCGTTTATCAAATATCGCTTGTCCTTGATTATTATCTTATCGTTCAATTTAAGCGCACTTAAAACGCCAGTTGGTAAATAAGCTGTAAACGAAAATAAACGTTGTTGTAGGTCGTATAAATTACCTAAGTGATTAGCGTAGTAAGTATTGTAAAGGCTGTTAGGTTCTGTTTCTTGCGTTACGATGTTAAATTCGTTTCCAAAGCAAAGTGAGAAACCACTTGTATTAACAGAATTGAAAACTGCGTAATCTGTTAAAACAACTTCGGTACTTTCTTTTTTAAATCTGAAAGATGCTGTTTCTTCGCCACTTAAATAAAGTAACATAGGTTCTGGAATAAACGGCGTATATTGTTCATCTAAGCAATAAGAAACAAAAACGTTTGTGTTGTCGATTTCTACAAATTGGTTATTTTCAAAAGGTAGCTCAATTTTAAATTCAGAACCATCATAAGGAAAAGAGGCGTCTAAATCTCCATATTCACGGCTAAATAAATTTAAAAAATTCTTATTTGAAAATGATTTGCTTTGCTTATATTTAAAACCTATCTGTTTGTAAAGTGGTAACCTTTTAACTCCATTTGAATTAATTACATATTTCGTTAAGTCTTTTTCACTACCTAACGAATACCAATCTTGCAAAGGTTCAATCGTGAAAGTAGTTTCGTTAATACCCTCGCAAACTAAGTTGAACGTTTTTAAAATAGCTGAAATAAAATCGTAAATTTTTATTTTACTATCAAAAGCGCTTGAAATATCGTTAACAACTAAACTTATAGGGTCTACAATTGCTTTAACAAAAAATTGACTTCCTGATTCATAAACAACCGTAAACCTTAAATCCGCATTTACAGTAATTGATTCGTCTGAATAAATAATAATTTTATAAACGTTACTAGGTGCTCCAAAAGAGGGCGCAATAACACTTATTGTTTTATCAGTTACTCCAACGGGAATTTCACTTGTTGAAAATAAAACATCGTTTCTGTAAACCTCAACAAATAACTTTGCCGTCCCTGAACTTCTCGTAAGGTTATTTATTGCAATTTCAGTTCTGTATTCTTCAATAATTGTAATTTCGCTTGTTGTTGAATTAATCGAAATTTGAGTACTGAAAGGTGAGGGAACACTATTATTTGGAAAACCAACTAAATGTTTATTTGATAAAACATTAAACGTTTCAGATAATTGATTTCTAAAATATAAATCCGTCCAACGTGATAAACTAAAAAAGCTACTATTGAAAGTAACGCCAAATTGTGATTCTATTAAATCAAATATTTTAGCTACACGAACTGCAGGAAATAACTCTCTAAAATTTATTCCTTTTGTAGCTTCAAAAATATTATCAGCATTTCCAGTTAAATTATTCCAAAACCTTTTGGCACTAATCAAAGGAAATCTAATATCATAACTTGTTGTTCCGTCTTCAAGTCTATCTTGAACGGCTTGTCCCGTATAAGCAAAATTTAAACTTGAATAATCTAAATCGCCCAACGTCAACTCCCCAAATCTATCTTTTAACGAAACCAAAGCACCGAAGAAATTAACGCTATAACTTACTACTTGACCGTCTTTAATTACCGCTTCATTCAGTTGAATTTTACCAGTTCTGAACGGTTGCATTTCAATTTCTATAAATGCGTCCCGTCTTAAATTATGGTCTACCGTTGGGTTTACATCGCTTTCGTACCAATGTTGAAAAATGCGGTTGTTTCTTGGCGTTGCAGGAACTAAAAAAGATTGTGAAAAGTCGCTAAATACTTTACTAATATCTTGAACGTTTGCAACTGACGAATTTACCGTTACAATTTCATCTTTGAACAAGTCAACCTCAACCCCCTCAATAAATAGTCGAAACTTCGTCATAAGCAAATTCAAAATCTAATGTATAGTTCAAGTCTTTCTTGTTTACTATTTTGTAAAGTTCCGCATCGTTGGTTAAAATCTTTGCAGGTAATCCGTTAATCATTACTCGTTCCGATAATAGCAATTGTTCTAAAATCAATTTAAAATTTTCGTCAACGCTTCCTGAATTTACGGTTATTTTTCTGCGTGCGTTTCGGTTCATTTGCCTTGTTTGACCGTCTGAAACCGTCCATTGATTAACCGTTGGAACTGCCGTAAGGAAATTATAATCTTCGCTTGTAAAACTTAATTTGTCTTGCGATGCTTTAAAGAAAAATACACGTTGCCACCCTCCTAATTTATTAACAAAATCTATTGGAATAGGAATATATCGACATTCTGCTAACGGCTTGAAAGTAAACGACTGTAATAATACATTTGAACTGTTATAAAATTCAATTGTATTTCCTGCAGCGTAATAATTTGTTGCTGGAGTTGTTGGGCTTTGGTAAATTACGGGAATATCAACATATCTTTGATTTACCGTGTCTAAAGTTGTTGTTTCAAACGTTGCAGGGTTTGCCAAAGAAATATATTTAACGTAACAATTAGGAGATAAATAAACACTCATATAACCTGGCGATTGAAGTCCACTAGGTACACTCGCCGAACTTGTTTTAGGGTAATAAAAAACCATTCCAGTAGGGTAATTCCACAAAGGAAAAGCGCTGTTAAAGGTTAAAACCTCATTACTCCACGGTGCAAAAGCAAGTAAAGAAAGTGAACCTGAATCCGTGAAACTTCTATAACCGTCAAACGAACGATACGTCCTTGTATCCAACAAAGTGTAAGTTCCTGAAACGTTTTTATATCGCTTAATTTGAACGTATGCACTATGTAAATTTGGCGTTGCTGTTGGTGGGTTTGTTAACGTTCTTATGTTTTGATACGTGTTACTGATAAACTCACGAACAAACGGCGTTAAATTGAATCTAATAACGTTATTCGTTGCACTAGGGTTGTTCTTTTCAAGTATGTAAGTAGCGGTTGCAGGAAAAGTTGAAGTATTGCTAATAAACAACTCTACTTTTCCGCCAGTCTGACCTGCCTCACTTACTTGCGTTATAAACGGCGTTCTTGCGTACATTTTCTTTTATTGCTATGTCAATAATATTACTGACGGTTAATACATAAGGGTTTATTAATTCAGTTGGTAATTTCTTTAATTTCGTTTCTAAAGCATCACTGAAAAACATCGTTGGTTTAATACCTCGGTTGTAAATGTTTCCTGCTATTATTTGCGCTATTGTTCTGTAATTACCTTTTTTATATTTGCCTTCAGAATCTCGAAGTCTTATATTTTTTCTTTTTGCCCAAACTTCAATATTTGAAACAAAACTTTGCCACGAACCCGCTCTACTTCCTGAACCAAATTTAAAACGGCTGTTAGGTGCTTGTTGCCCTCTTATCTTTGCGTTCTTTGATACCTTACTAGGGTTTGCACCTTTAACTCCTTGGTCTTGGAAAAACCCGTAATCTTCCATAGCGAAACCGATACGAATAGAATTGTCGTAAACCTTACTTTCTCCTTTAATAGAGTTATAAAGTTTCTTAGAAGCGTTCTTTTGACGTCTAGTTAAATTTGTTCGTGCTTGTTTAACAACTCCGTCAACAAACTTTTGTAAAGCTTCGGCTCTTAAATCCTTACTCATGGTCGTTTTGTAATTCGGTCAAATTCGCGCTTCTGAATTTCATCGCTTTGTTTTGTAAACGTGAGAAAAGTGAGACACTTTCTAAGTCCCAATTTGGTGACTGCATCAAATTTTGTAATGTCGTTTGAAGCGAGTACATATAGGCTTCCATACCACCCCCAT